CAGCCGCTTTCCCAACTAGCGGTTCTGCTATTGCTCGTGTCTGCTTGATGGGTCACAAGGACTCTATGGTCTTGGTTGAGCAAGTTGGTGTACGTTCACAAGTTCAGTACAAACAAGAGTATTTGGCTACTCTGTTTACATCTGACACTTTGTATGGCGTTGCCGCTTTGCGTAATGCCGCTACTGTGGGAGCCGCTAAGTCGTCTTCTATGTTCGCTTTGGTTGTTCCTAGCTAATAGTAGTTTCCCCCTGCCTTAGTGGTGGGGGGGCTTTTTAACCTAATTAGGAGAAATCAAAATGGCATCAGCAACAGCAGTCGTTTCACGCCGTGGGAACGATCAATTTCGTGGCTTGTTTACAGATACTTGGGATGTTTCATGTACTTTAGATAGCGGCTCAGTCGCTACTACAGCTACAGCTACAGACACAGTAACTGTTGCAGGAGTTGCTTTGGGTGACATGGTTATTGGTATGGCAATTGGTGTTAGTGAAGCAGGATTGGTTCGCCGAGCCTATGTTTCAGCCGCCAACACTGTGACTATCGTGACCTATAACCCAACAGCAGGTTCTGTTGATTTAGCTTCAACTACATTGCAACTTATTATTGGTCGCCCTGTAGTTTAAAGACGGGGGGGCTAGTCCCCCCTTTCTAATTTGGAGGTTTTATGGCTACTTTTCGTTGTCTTCAATCGGGTAATTGTGTGACTTTTACCCTCCAACATGATATTGACTCTATGGAAGGTCATCAGGGTTATGTTTTGGTAGATGAAGAAGTAACCATAGAGTCTGTAGAATCAGAACTTAGAACAGATACCGCATTTGCGCCTGTCATTCCAACAATTAAGCGTATGGGAAGACCAAGAAAGGTTGCAAATGTCTGAAGTTGACGCAAGAGACTTTGGTAAGTTAGAGGCTCAAGTAGAGGCTCTACAAAAGGAAGTCCACTCACTTAGTAACGATGTAAAAACATTGCTTGAACTTGCCAACAAAGGCAAAGGTGGTTTTTGGATGGGTATGACAATCGCTTCATTCATGGGCGGTTTCATTACCTTTATTGCTGATCGACTCTGGAAATAAGGAAAATACTATGCCTTCAGTTGGAAAAAAGAAGTTTCCCTACACCGAAAAAGGGGAAAAACAAGCAAAAGAATACGGCAAGAAAAAGGGTATTCCCGTGACTGTCATGGTAGCCATAGGCAAACCAAAGGGTCTGCCTATGAAAGGTAGTAGGACTGCTACCAACATGATGAAAAAATCTTCAAGAGGTAAATAATGGCATCTTTAACATCACCTATCACACTCCTGAACGCAGTTGGCGCTACAGGTGAATCTAAAGCTGTTCAAGTTGACACTGGTCAACCAGCGTTCTTGCAAGTTTCTGGCATTACATCAGCTACTGTTGCATTGCAAGGTAGTCTTGATGGCACTAACTGGGCAACCATTGGAACTGCTTTGACTGCTAACGGCATCATTACTGTTGCTAATGCTCCTAAGTATTTGCGAGCAAACTGCACAGTTTTTGTCACAGGTACGATTACAGCCAAGATCATGTACTAAGGAGAAACCCTATGAAGATGACTAAACCACAGAAGAAAATCAAGAAAGTCATGGGTGAATTCAAGGAAGGTACTTTGCATTCAGGCAAGGGCGGCAAGGTTGTGAAGAACCCCAAACAGGCGGTTGCCATTGCTTTGTCTGAGGCAGGAATGTCCAAGCCTAAGAAGAAGATGAAATGAAGCAAGGACTCTACGCCAATATCAATGCCAAGAAGAAACGGATAGCCGAGGGTTCTGGCGAGAAGATGCGTAAGGTAGGTAGCAAGGGTGCGCCTACTGCTGATGCGTTTAAACAGGCGGCAAAGACTGCAAAGAAGCCTAAAAAGGTGAAGTGATGAAATCTCCAACTTGGCAAACAAAAGCTGGTCAAAATCCAAAAGGCGGCTTGAATGCCAAGGGAAGATCATCTTATAATGCGGAAACTGGTGGTAATCTGAAACCTCCAGTAAAGTCGGGTGATAATCCTCGCAGAGCAAGTTTCTTGGCTCGCATGGGCAACATGGCTGGTGCAGAGTACAAGAATGGTGAACCAACAAGACTGCTTCTTTCGTTGAAGGCTTGGGGTGCAAACTCCAAGGAAGACGCAAAGACAAAAGCTAAAGCTATATCCGCAAGGAACAAAGCAAAGGCTGAAAGCAGATGACCTATTTAGAACTTGTAAATGACGTATTAGTTAGGTTGCGTGAGACAGCAGTTTCTACTGTTTCCGAAACATCTTATTCTGCTTTAATTGGCAAGTTTGTAAATGATGCCAAGCGTCAGATTGAAGATGCTTATGCTTGGAATGTTCTAGGCAGAACTATTACTCTGTCAACTACCTCTGGCACATATGAATATGGTTTAACTGGTGCTGGTCAGAAGTTTCAGGTTATTGATGTTATCAATGTCACTAGCAATGTTGGCATGAAGAATATTGATTTTGCTTCAATGAACAGAAAGCAGAATTTCTCTACTCCAGTTAGCGGAATTCCATACGAATACGCTTTTGATGGTGTAGATACTAACTACGACACCAAGGTAACTATCTATCCACGCCCTGATGGTGTGTATAGCATTCCATTTAGCTTAACAGTGCCACAAGCTACATTGTCTTCTGATGCGACTATTGTTGCTGTTCCTGATGTTTTAGTTGTTCAGAATGCTTATGCTAGGGCATTGGTAGAACGTGGTGAAGATGGTGGCTTGTCTTCTTCTGAAGCGTACCAGTTGTATAAAGCCATGTTGTCTGACTACATTGCTTTGGAAGGTACTCGTTATCCTGAGAATCAGGAGTTTGTGGCAGTATGAGCCAACAAATACAGACTTACAGCATTTCAGCGCCAGCACTTTATGGGCTGAATACTCAAGACTCGCCTCTTGATTTAGCGGCTGGATTTGCTTTGGTTGCAACAAACTGCATTATTGACCAGTATGGTCGGATGGGTTCACGCAAAGGTTGGTCAAGAGTTAATGCGTCTAGTGGTGATCTAGGCGCTAATGACGTTAAGGTCATCCATGAGTTAGTTCAGGCTGATGGTACTTTGACTGTATTGTTTGCTGGTAATAACAAAATTTTCAAGTTAAGTTCAACGAACACAGTTACTGAACTTACCTATGGGGGGGGTGGTACTGCTCCAACTATTACTGCAAGTAATTGGCAATGTGCTTCTTTGAATGGCATTACCTACTTCTTTCAGTCTGGTCACAATCCTTTGATCTATGACCCTGCTGTTAGCACCACAACATATCGTAGAGTGTCTGAGAAGACAGGTTATGCCGCTACTGTACCTGACGCAAATATTGTTATTTCGGCGTTTGGTAGATTGTGGGCGGCAAATACAACTACTAACAATGCAACTGTTTACTTCAGTGATCTTATTGCTGGTCATGTATGGTCTACAGGCACTGCTGGTAGCTTGAATGTAAACAATGTGTGGGTAAATGGTGCTGACCAGATTACTGGCTTGGCGGCTCACAATGGTTTCTTGTTTATCTTTGGCAGGAGACAGATTCTTGTTTATGCTGGTGCTACTGACCCATCAACTATGACATTGAGTGACACTGTTGAAGGTATTGGTTGTATTGCTAGGGACAGTATTCAGACAACCAGCACTGATGTGCTTTTCTTGTCTAACTCTGGTGTTCGTTCTTTGATGAGAACAATTCAAGAGAAATCTGCTCCTGAGAGAGACTTGTCTAAGAACATTCGTAATGATTTAACGACTGTAATTGCTGGTGAGACATTAGCAAATATTAAATCTGTTTATTCTGAACGTGAAGCGTTCTATTTGCTGACTACACCATCTATATCTGCTGTATATTGTTTTGATACAAAGGCTTATTTACCTGATGGTGCGGCTAGAGTAACAACTTGGGACTCAATCACTCCAACAGCATTTTTATCTAGGCGTGATGGTTCTTTGTACATTGGCAAAAATGGCTATATTGGTTTGTACAATACTTACCAAGATTACCAATCTGCATATCGTATGTTGTACTACACAAACCATGCAGACCTTGGGAATCAGAACCAAACTTCAATTTTGAAGAAGTTATCTATTGTGGTCATTGGTGGTTCAAACCAGACTGTTACCTTCAAGTGGGGTTTTGACTTTAAGACAAATTATTTGTCTGACAACGATACGATTCCAACGCAAGGAGAATCTTATTATGGTATTGCTGAATATGGCGCTAATGCCACAACCATTGCCTATTATTCTGATGGTGTTGCATTGCAAACTTTAACTGTTTCAGCATCAGGAAGTGGTAAGGTTGTCCAAACTGGATATGAGACAGACATCAATGGAACTGGTTTATCTATTCAAAAGATTGAAATTCAAGCCAAAAATGGCAAAGTAAGTTAAAGGAGTAACCATGTCAGACTACACAAAATCAACGAACTTTGCAACCAAAGATGCTTTATCTTCTGGTAACGCCTTAAAGATTGTTAAAGGCACTGAGATTGATACTGAGTTCAATAACATTGCTACAGCCATTGCAACTAAAGCTGATCTTGCAAGCCCTACTTTTACTGGCACTCCTACATTGCCAACTGGTACGATTGCTGTAACGCAATCTAGTGGGAATAATACAACTGCAATAGCTACAACTGCGTTTGTTCAGGCGGCGATTGCTTTACTGTATCCAGTTGGTTCAATCTATACCAATGCGACTGTCAGCACAAACCCTGCAACATTGCTAGGTTTTGGTACATGGACTGCGTTTGCCGCTGGTCGTGTCATGGTTGGTTTTGATTCAGGTAATGCGTTATTTGACACTGCTGAAGAAACTGGTGGTAGTGCAGATGCGATTACTGTTAGCCACACTCATACTGCTACATCAACTGTTACTGATGCGGGTCACGCACACAATGCTTTTGGTGCGGCACAATTAACTG